TGGCATCTGAGCGCCTTGGCCTGACTGGCAGTGCCTTGGGCCAGAACGTGCCCAACCTTGGCGGTACGACAACCACACCGATCTTCCGCAACCAGACAGCAAGTGGTCTTGGCGGTGCTCTGGGTGGCGCTCAATTGGGCAGCATCTTGGGTGGCGCTGGCAACCCGCAGTACGCAGGTTATGGCGCCATCTTGGGCGGTTTGCTGGGTCTAGGTTAAGGAATCAACATCATGGCAACAATGAACATGGGCTTGCTGGGTGACTTGTTTGGTGGCGGCACGTCTGCCCTGAGCGAGTACCTGACCCCTCAACAGCAAGAGTCGATGCAGCGCCAAGCGCTGCTGTCCACCGCTGCGGCCCTGCTCCAAGCAGGTGGCCCATCTGCCACTCCCATCTCACTGGGCCAAGCGCTTGGTGCAGGTTTGCAGGCTGGGACGTCCAGCTATGGCAAGGCCCAAGAGGGTGCGATTCAGCAGTTGCTGACCCGTCAGAAGTTGGACGAGTACAAGTTGGCACAAGAGCAGCGCCGTAGGCTTGAGCAGATCTTTGGCGCTCAAGCGCCTACGGCGGGTGTGCCGATCACGCCGCAGCAGGCTTTGGCTGCACCTGGGATGCCTGTCGGCCCGACAGTTGAGCGTGCGGCCATGATTGGACAGATTCCAGAAGGCCAAGCCATGTCCGCGCAGGATATGCGCTATGAGCAGTTTATGCAGGCGGCCAACATGTTTGCCTCCTCAGATCCTGGCAAAGCCGAGGCGTATCAAAAAATGGCAATGGCAATCAAACCACGCGAAGAGGTGACAGGCCAACCATTTGAGGTGTCTGACGCAAGCGGCAACCCTGTAATGGTTCAGCAGTTTAAAGGCGGCAATATCAGGACGCTGGAAGGCTTTGGCCCCAAACGCGAGGTGGTATTGCAAAACGTTGATGGCAGACTGATGGCGTTTGACAAGAACGCATTGAGAGGCGGTGAATTATTTGGCACAGGCATCACGCCAGCAGAGCAACAGCGTCTAACTATGGAGGCCCAGCGCCTTGGGATGGATGTTGAGCGACTCAAAATGGAACGCCAACGCCTTGGCATGGAGACTCGCAGATTAAACATTTCTGAGGGTGAATTTGAGCGCGGCCAGTATGAGCGCATGGAGAACGAGGAAGGTGTGTTCTATGTGCCCAAGGTTCCCGGTCTACCTGCAATTCCAGTGTCTGGCCCAGGCGGCACGCCCCTAAAAGGTAAGGCTGCACCAAAGCCGACAGAGGGCGAGGCAAATGCCGCAGGCTTTGCCAATCAGATGGAGAACTCAGAGGCCGTTATCAGTGGGTTGCCTATTGGCTCACAGCCTGGTGTCTTTAGTGGCATGGCAGGATCAATTCCATTTATTGGGGACGTGACTCAAAGAGTCATACAGCCATTTCAAACACAGCAATACAAGCAGGCGGCTGATGCATGGATTCGCGCCAAGCTGCGCAAAGAATCTGGCGCAGCCATTGGCAAGGATGAGATGGAAAAAGAATTCCAAACCTACTTTCCCCAGGTTGGCGACAGTAATACTGTGATTTCGCAAAAAGCAAGGGCACGTCAAATTGCCACCGATGCAATGAAGAGATCTGCTGGCAGGTCTTATCAGGCATTGCCTGAGATGCCATTGCCATCAGGGGAAAGGCCGCCAGCCATTCAAGATATATTAAATAAATATCCACCAAGGAAACCATAATGGCAGACCCAACTATTGACGATCTGTACAAGTCACTAGCCGCTGCTGATGCTGCCGGTGACACTCAGTCCGCGCAGGCTTTGGCTGACTACATCAGGACATTGGGCAGTGTGAAGTCCGAGCCGCAAACGCAAAGCGCGATGGGGCAGTTTGGGCGCCAAATCGGTTTATCAACACGCCCAATGGCGCAGGCCGTCATGTCTGCTGGCGGTATGCTGCCTTTGGTGGTTGATCCTGCCGTTAACTTTTTTAATTTGGCCGCAGGCACAAATCTACCTACCATGACTCAAGCGGTTCCCAAAACGCTTACGGCCATGGGGTTCCCCGAGCCTGCAACACCAACTGAGCGAGTTGTGCAAGATATTGCAACCGCTGGATATGGCGTTGGCGGTGCAGCTAATCTTGCAAGGCAAGCGCTGCCTACCGCCACATCTTTATCGGCGCAAGAATTCCTAAAAATGCTGGCTACAAACCCCCGCGCACAGGCGGGGGCAGCCACCGCATCGTCAGCCGCTGCTGGCTCACTGCGTGAGGGTGGTGCGCCACCATCTATGCAGTTTGGTGGCGCAATGCTGGCAGGTATGGTTGCGCCTGGCGGCCCAAGCCTGCCATTAACACAACGCGCCTTGGCCGGTTCAGGTTCAGTTGTTCAGCCTTTTACTCAGGCTGGCCGCGAAGTAATTGTTGGTAATGTGCTCCGCAAGCTATCGACAGATCCTGATCTGGCCGCCTCGCGCTTGGCACAGGCGCAGCCACTTGTCCCAGGCGTATTCCCCACTACTGCGGCTACTGCCTTTGATCCTGGGTTGGCGTCAGCCGAGACTGCCATCAGGGCTTTGGATCAGTCTGGGTCTTTTGCTACGCGACTGTCTGCAAATCAGCAGGCATTGCTGGACGCTTATCGCAGGATTTCTGGCAAGCCTGGATCTGTTGCTGCGGCTGAAACCAAGCGCACTGAGGTGACAAGACCAATGCGTGAACAGGCATTTGCCGGCGTGACGGTTGACCCCGCAACATTCCAAACCGGGATTAACTTGGTGGTGAATAAGGCTATTGACAATGTCATGGCAAGCCCTGTCGGCGTGCGCATGGACGTTGAGAACGCCATGAAGTGGGCGACTGATCGAATCGCAAAAGCAAAAACGCCAATGCAGTTGTATGAGGTTCGCAAGGACTTGGCTAGTGCTGCTGGGGGTAAATACAACCAAGAGAACCCAAGTCTGCGCCTTGCTGGCGGCCAGTTGAAAGATGTGATCAAGGCCGTTGATGATGTCATTGACGCATCAGCACCAGGCTTTAAGTCCTACATAAATAAATACTCCAAGATGTCTGGTCCCATTGATCAGATGAAGATGCTGCAAGACATTGAGCGCAGAGTCACAACTGGTCAACCAAACCTAATGACTGGAGAACCTGTGCTGGCCGCTGGCAGCTTGCGCCGTCAGTTGGCTAGTAAGGCAGAGGAGCTTGATTTAAAACTGTCTATTCCTGCGCAGAAGCGCTTGGATAACATCATTGACGAGATCAACCGAGGCATGGCGGCCACCGCCCCAGGCGTGAGAGCGCCAGGGTCTGACACATTCAAGAATATGAGCATGGGCAACCTAATTGGTCGCGTCTTCTCTGAATCTATGGCAACCAACACTACATTGCGCACCATGACAAGACCTTTGGATTTCTTGTACAAGTTGCCCGATGATCAAATTCAGCAGCTATTGGTTCAAGCTATGCTTGATCCCAATCTGGCCTCTGTGATGATGAGCAAAGCCAACATTATGAAAGTTGAGCCGCTGGCTAAATCATTACGCCAGAAGGCCGAAAAACTTGGGTATGGATCTACCATTGGCGCAGCATCAGGCGCCGATTAAATTCCACCAATATTTAGATTTTTACAGATTGAGGTGAAATGATGGCGACAGACGCATACTTTGGCAACCCAAACATCGCAAGGCAGGGCGCCAGAGCGCGTCAGATCGCCCAGGCACGCAATGTTTCGGACATTGCTGACCCTCGCACCTACGGTTTCATGCAAGGCCTTCTAGGCTCTGCACCTGATCAATTGGGTTACAGCGTATTTGATGACCCTGAGACAAGACGAGCTGCCCAGCAAGCTGCTGAGGTTGGCTTGGTTGGCGGTGGTCTGCTGCAATCGATCCCGGTCCTTGGCCCAGCCTTGAAGGGTTATGGTCGCCTGGCTACTGGTCAGGTCAACCGGGCCATTATGGGTGAGGGTGGTTTGCTGGGTCCGATCACGCCTCAGCCAATGTATATCGTGCCGCCTGGGAAGGGCGTAAAGCCAATTAATCTTAGTAAAGGAATTTACAAGCCAGATTTAACAATGGAGGAAATGCTCAAGGTCAAAGACATACCTACTGTTGATCGGGTAAAGCAATCAATTGATTTGGTTGGCGAAAAAGAATTTGAAAAGATGGTTAATGCTCAGTATAAGAAATACAAACCATCAGACCCAGATCAAGAGGCAATGCTTGTTGAGTCTGTCACTTTGGATGTGCTTGGTAGAGCACAAAGGAATGTTGGAAAAACAGGCTTACCAAGTCCCCAAAGTTTGACCATGCCATCTGTTCCAACAGTTGAGCAAATGCCACAAAGTAAATCTCTGCTTGATATGAATCGGACTCCAAGTGAGGCAGAAATCAAAAAGGCTCCACGGGAGGACTTGATTAACTGGTTGCAAAACAATGACCCCAATGGGGCATATCTTGATCCAACTCCAGACCCTGCTGTCAATATGTATAGAACCGCAAAGGGTTATGCCATTGAAGATGCGAATACTGGCAGCGTCTCTGAATTTGGCGATTACAACAAAGCAAAACAAGAGTTTGATGCGTTGAGGTTTTCTAATTCAGAATTTCCGCCAATGACTCTCAAAGAAGCGCAAGAGTCAGCAATAAATTACTTACGTGAATCTGCTCAACCAGCAGGTGGCGGAAAATTGTTGCAGTTTGGAAGCAAGCCAAGCGGTTTACTTGACTGATCCAAAAAAAGCAGCCACCAGCGGATCTCTCCTGATCTTCACCTTACGGCCCCGATCACGCGCCTGACGAAAGGCTTTGTCATCGAGGGACTCTTTACGCCTCCACTTGCGCACTCTGTCGCTGACGCTGCTGGGCAAAGGCTTGATGGCATCAATGCCGATCCCGTACCTGTAAACCGCCACCGGGATACCCCTGACCTCTGACCGGGTCCACTCTTGGATGTGGACCAGGTGCTGACGGCGCAGCCGGTTGATCAGCAGCCTGGCAGACCTGTCGGTGCAATGGATCGTCTCAGCCACCTCCGCTGAAGTCAGGCCAATGTCAGTGATGGCCTTGATCAAGCGGGGCAGTTGGGCAGACTTCATCTGGCAGCGGCAATGACTTCAAGCTCAAGGTCTTTGACCCTCTCGCGCAAGAGCTGCATCTCCTGGTCCATGTCCCGGTATTTGCGCTCCATGCGCTCGCGGGTGAATGTCTCGCCATGAACGTATCCGATCAGCGTGCCATTGGTGATTGCCTTCCTGATGAGCTGCTCATACTCATGCCTGTTAAGCATGACCGCTGCCATGCCGCCAGGGGCACGCATCTTGTTGACCTCAAGGTCGATCTGTTGTTGCATTGATTCGCTCATTGTTCCCTCTCCTTCAGCATTGCGTCTGCCATTTTGTATGCCCACCTTGAAACTTCACCATCTTCAATCATTGGTCGAACATTAGGGGCCGTTATAAGTGCTTGCATCGCCTTGGCCGCAAAGTAATCTCGCATGGTCATGCCCGTCTCTGTGGACATTAAGAATGCATTTTCTACAGGGAAAGCCGGTTCGTTATTCATGTTTACGCCCTCCAGACCAAGCAATCCATTGCCACCACGATCAGGCCAATGAGACTGATCACGCGGATGATCTTCTCAGCGGTGCTGCACTGATGGACGTGGATCTCAATGGCCGCGCCATTCTCGAGAGTGTGGGGGAATGCCTCAGTGAATGTCCTGGGGAATTTGCGGGTTGTTTCATTTGCCATGATTTCACTCCTTGTTTGCATATTGATCACATTACACCTCTCATCTCCCACCCGAGCAGGAAGTAATTCCAGCGGGTGACGATATTGCTGTTGGTGAACTTGGCCCCGTCCCAGGCCAAGTCTGCTGGGGTGTAGCCCTTTGAGATCATCAGGGCCATGAAAACTTTCTGTGCTTTCATTGGTTGCGCTCCTTGAGGATGGCTTCTACTTTTTTCATTGCTCGTTCTGGGATAGTGTCCCAACATTCTGAACGCTCTTGATTGGTCAGCCCAACCCATGTGCGCTGTGGTGAGGTTGCTATTACCATGTGCTTTAGCCAATCAGCCTGAAACCACTCATCTTGCCCGTTAATCCTGACACATAAGTCTGTGTGATGTGCGTGTTTCAGACGATCAATCAAGCGTTGAATGGAATCCACTTGAATCGAGTTAATGTTTTTGTCAGTCAACAGCCACGCCACAGGCTCTTGCTCTTTGTGCTGTGCTTTCAGAGCAACATACTTGTCGGATAAAGCAACATACTTATCGGATAGTGCCGTGTAATCAGCAACTGCAACAATTCCACCGCAATCGCACTCACTTTTTGGATACGCTGGCTCGCTATGCACAGCACAATCCGACCAGTGCGCCACAGGCTCTTGCTCTGGCTGTGCCAATGCTTCTTTGAGTGCGGCGATTGCTTTTTCATAGATTGAGCGTGGTTCAATCATTAGCGTTTCCAACGCCTCAAGTGCCATTGCCATTGCTTCTCTGTCAGTCATCTCACACTCCTTGATTTGTCGTTTGCGCCAGCCGGTCACAGCGCGTTGTATCCATACTTAAAAAGCTCCACGGCCACCCGGCACAGGAACCCAATGAAGGGCAGGAAACAGACTAGGATGAAACCGAATTTAAAACCACTCATTTGCTTTGCTCCTTTTGTTTTTGAATTGACTCGCGCAACTGCTGGCGCAGCCAGTTGACACCGCCCAGGCGCTTCCACTCAGCAAAGTGCGCCGGGATCAACCTGGCGCTGACCGTGACGGCAACGCTAGTGATCTCACTCTTGGGTCTGGGCATCTTTATCTCCAGGCCGCGAGGGCCGTTGCGAGGTCTTTGGTGGAGACGATAAGCTGATCCAGGCGCATGGACTCATCACGCACAACAAACAACCCTGCGCCGCGCTTGGTGCGTCCCCAGGCATCTTTGCGGTTGACGTTAGAGAGTTGGTTCTTGCGCACTGCGTTGTAGACCTGGTGAGAAGTGAACCCCTCATCGAGGCACTCGCGCATGGTCCGAGGAA